GATGTTAGGTGATTATAAAACAGTTAGACAAGGTCTTGATTGGTTCACTAAACATTTCACTAAAGAATATATGGTTCTGTTAGACTAGTCATCTCTTACAGGCGCGCTAACGCGCGCCTGTATCCCGAGGGGTCCCTCGACAATCTTAAATAATCTTGAAACACGGAACGCGGTTCCCCCTTTTTTAAAAAGGGGTCCCACTACTCTAGGTTGAATTGCTTGATTTAGACTGTCAAAGCTGGTAAAAACGTTTTGAACATCTTATAAAGGTGCAAAAAATTTTATAAAATTTTTTATGAATTTGGAAAAAGTAGATATTAGTAAGCTACCTGCTGACGTTAGAAAGAAATTCTTGCAATTACAGGTAATGCATGCAGAGAAAAAAATACAAAATAAAGCTAAGAATGATTTTTTAAGCTTTGTTAAATGTGTGTGGCCAGAATTTGTTGAAGGCGCGCACCATAGACACATAGCAGAAAAATTTAATAAGCTTGCAACAGGGGAAATTACCCGTTTGATTGTCAATATGCCTCCACGTCATACGAAATCAGAGTTTGCATCTTTCTTATTACCAGCGTGGATGGTGGGCCGGTATCCAAAATTAAAAATAATTCAAGCAACGCACACAGGAGAATTAGCAATTAGGTTTGGTCGTAAGGCTAAGAACTTAATTGACTCCGAAGAATATGCAAAAATTTTTAAAACAACACTTCAAGAAGACTCTAAAGCTGCAGGTCGTTGGGAAACTGCCCAAGGTGGGGAATATTTTGCTGCTGGTGTCGGTGGAGCTATTACAGGACGGGGTGCTGACCTTCTAATTATTGACGATCCACACTCGGAGCAAGACGCATTGTCTCCTAATGCAATGGAAAATGCGTATGAGTGGTATACATCAGGTCCAAGACAACGTTTACAACCTGGCGCAAAAATAGTTTTAGTTATGACTCGTTGGTCAACGAAAGATTTGACCGGAAAATTGCTTCAAAATCAAAAAGAAGTTAAAGGTGATCAATGGGACGTGGTCGAATTTCCAGCGATCATGGACCACGGAACTCATTCTGAACCTGTTTGGCCAGAATATTGGAAATTAGACGAGCTTGAGAAAGTAAAAGCAACGCTTCCAGTTGGAAAATGGAATGCACAATGGATGCAACAGCCAACTTCTGAAGAAGGAGCAATAATTAAACGAGAATGGTGGGCAAAATACAATTCAGAGACAATTCCTAACCTATATCACGTCATACAAAGTTACGATACTGCATTTTTAAAAAAAGAAACTGCCGATTACTCTGCAATTACGACTTGGGGAGTGTTTTATCCAACAGAAGACTCACCTGCTAACTTACTTTTGCTAGATGCGATTAAAGGAAGGTATGAATTTCCAGAATTAAGGCGTTTAGCGCTTGAACAATATAAATATTGGAATCCTGAAACAGTTATCATTGAAGCAAAAGCTTCAGGACTGCCATTAACTTACGAACTTAGACAAATGGACATTCCAGTTGTCAATTTCACTCCATCAAAAGGAAACGATAAGCATGCACGTGTAAATGCAGTTGCACCTTTGTTTGAAAGTGGTATAATCTGGGCTCCGGAGCAGAAATTTGCGGAAGAAGTCATTGAAGAATGCGCCGCATTCCCTTTTGGAGATCATGACGACTATGTCGACTCAATGACACAGGCTGTTATGCGATTCAGGCAAGGTGGATTACTTAAACACCCTGAAGATTATGTAACAGACAACACGAAGCGTAGGCTTCGAAAGGAATATTATTAATGACCATTATAACTAAAGGAATGGGTGCCATTATTAAAGGCGCTAAGAAAATTAGCAAAAAAGCATCTAAAGCTAAGGGTGAAAAAAAATTAAAAACTATTTCTAAAAAAGATACAGACGCATTTCAAAAAGAATTTGGTAAACATAAAAAAGCTTTAGAAGCAGTAAATAAACCTGTTGTGGATGAATACAAAAAAGCAGTTGCCCCTATAAAAGAAAAAATTAAAAAACAAGGTGGATTTGAAACTAAAGGAGATACTGCAGCTTTAATAAGTGCGTGGCAGAAAAAAGAAAATAAAATATCAAAAGTTCCCATGAGCCAAGTTTATAGATCCATGCCTAATATAAGACAAAGATTTAGAGGAGCACCGGGTTCAGATAGAAAAGCTGTTAAAGGTGTCCAGAGTTGGAGAGATAGAGCTAAAATATTACATGAGAAAAAGTTTGGCACTGGACCTGATCCATTAAAAAAATATAAAAAGAAATATAGACCTAATTAATGACACCAATCATTAGAAAATTTGTTTTGAAACTTTTGTCCAAGGACCGTGGTTCAGGGATCACGAGCCTTCCAGGTGCACAACATAGAATGATCCAAGAATCAATAATCATGGACACTCTATTAAAAAAAGGAGTTAATCCAGAAACTATTACTTCAGAAGGAATGCTTCAATCTATTTTAAACGGAATTAAAAAAGAAGAAGCCATGATTGCAAGATCAAAAGCAGAAGCACAAAAAAAATTAGCAACTGTTATGGATATGAAGGGTAGAAAAATTAGACCTGGAGCAAAGATTATGGGTGGTGAAGAAGTAGTTGAAACAGAAGCCGAGATTGCTGAAAGATTAGGTAAAGGAAATAAACAAGCAGTTGAAAATATTAAAGAGAAACAACTTATAGAAAGTTTTGATCCTGATGAAATGGCATCAGGTGGTAGAGCAGGTTATTTTAAAGGTAAGTTAGTAAAAGGCATTGCATCATTAGGTAAAAAGAAAAAGAAAAAAACAATCGTTATGGATGATGATGTTGGTTCAGCAATGGCTGAATGGGCAAGAAAAAATGATCCAGAAGGATATGCTAAAATTCAAAAATTTGTAGATGATCTAAATCAAAAGATAGAATTAAAAAGAGCAAAAAGACAAAAAGGTCGTAAAGATCATGCATCAGGTGGTAGAGCAGGTTTTGCCGGTGGTGGTATGGGCCGTAGAGCATTTTTAAAATTGATGGCAGCGTTAGGTGCAACAGGCGTTGCAGCTAAATCAGGATTAGTAAGTTTGTTAGGTAAAGGTGGTGGTAAGCAAGTTGCAAAAGAATTAACACAAGTTCCAATTAAACAAATTAATGAAATGCCAGCATGGTTCAAGCCTCTTGTAAATAGAGTTATTAAAGAAGGGGAAGACGTAACTAAACAAAATGCGTTTAAGGAAAGAATGGTCGTCCATAAATCTCAATTGCCAGAATCTAAAACAGATATTTATGTAAACCAAGATTTAGACTCAGGAGATGTATGGGTTGATATTGGAATGGAGAAACATGGTTTTGCAGATGGTAAATTTGGTCAACCAGTTAGATTAGAGTATAAAGCGTCAGAAGTTATTGAACCTATTAAAGGAAAAAAAGGAACCAAGACCAAAGAAGAGTTCTGGGTTGAAGAAGCAGAATTTACTGGAGGACATCCAGAAAACGTTAAATTTGAAGAATCATCTTTTAATAAATTTGGTGAACATGAATCTGATTTTAGAGAAGTAGAAAAATTTGCAATTGGAAAAAATACCGTGAAGGGTCAAATAGGGAGTGAAAGTAAAGCTAGTGTACAAAAATATAACAGAATGGGTAAAAGTTCTTCTGAAAGAAAGATTGATAGTTGGGATAAACAAAATGAAGATATTGCTGATCATTTCAGTAATATGCCGGACCCAGATGATTATGCAGAAGGTGGCCGTGTTTCAAGATGGATGGGTGGTGGTCTATCAAAAGGTAAACGTACTCTAGCTGAATTATTAAAATATATGTCTAAAGGAAGTTCGCACGGAAAAAGTCCTTCTGAAATGTTAAAAATGATAAATCCAAAACAATTTAATGAAATGTTAGATAGACCAGAAGGTATCCCTTCAATTGCTAGAGAAATGATTGAAAAATATACCAAAGAAATGAAAGGCGATAGAGCTAAGATGATTGAAGAACTTATTGTTACTGGAAGAAAAATAAAAAAAGTTGATGATGATTTAGTAAACTATAAAATTAAAATTGTCGAAGACATGGTGTCTAAAGGAATGGATAGAGGAACAGCTAAAGAGATGGCAGAAACTTTAGCAGAGATGGTAGAACAAGGAGCTGGCAAAAGAGCTACTCCTAAAATTACCGACGAAGGTTTATTAGAAATGGAAAATATACAAAAAAACTTAGCAACTCAAGATAGAAAGCTAAACGCGTCAGGCGGCATCGCTCGAATGTTAGGGGAATAATGGATAGAGTTTCAGAAATATTATATCTCTACGAAGACGATGTAGAGAGCTTTGCTGATGGTGGACGGATCGGGTTTGAGCCCGGTGGTTCAGCAGCTTTAGACATGACTAAAACTATAGGTGAGCTTACTCCTGATGAAGTAGCAAAATTTCAAGAGCGTATAAATACTTCAAATATTAGAAAACGTTTAATAGAACAATATAACTTACCAAAATCACTGGGTGCAGGAGGAAGACGAGACGCATTTAATATAGCAAATTTAGACAAAGAAGAATTAGAATTATTAGAAGATTTACTTAAAGATTTGGGTACTAGAACTGAAGAAGCTAAAAAACTTACACCAGGAACTAAAGGTTCGCGTTTAAGATTAGGAGTGGGTCAACAAGGAGCTAAACAAAAAATATTATGGGGTTTAAAAGATTATAAAACTTATGGGCAAGAATCATTAGACGCTTTAACGGAAAGTATGTTTGAAGGCAAAAAATACTTTGAGTTAGGAACTAAAGATAAAACTGCAGTTAAAAGAAAATTTAGAAATAAACTAAAAGATTTAGCTGAAGGAAAAATTAATTTTTCTACTCCTCAACCTGGAGACATTGTTACTGGTAAGGGAAACTGGCCTTATGAATATAGATTTAAAGAATTATACAACGAAGCTTTAAACAATCACCCTAATGTTAAAGGAAGAGCTATTGATAGTATTCCTGAAGGTAAATTAACACAAGCTAGAACCATGGCGGCTGAAGAAGCTTTGAGTAAACTTCCTAAAGAAATGAGAAAAAAGATTGTAGATAATGCACCTATAACTTTAAGAGACGTAGATACTACTTTGGGCATTCCAAGATTTAAATCACAAGAATTAGCTGATGATTTTTTAAGAGACGTAACAAAATTTTATGAACTACCACGAGGAACAGGGGGCGGAGAATTTTCTTACGCTAGAGAAGCAGGTTTATCTATTAAAGATCTTCAAAAAAAATATTTTCCTGATCTTGGAACAAAACGTGTTGAACAATTAGTAACAAATGTAAAAAATAAATATAACATACCAGATCACCCAACTACAGCACAATATGAAAAGCTAGTGGGAAGATCTCCTAAAAAACAAGTGAGTGAAGCTGCTCAACTTAACAAACAACTTCGAAAACAATTAGATCCATATAATATAAAAACAAAAGCAAGACAAAGTATTCCAGGAAGAACAGAAGCTGCGATGCACCATCCTTTTTCTAAAAAAGTAGATGAGACCATGGCTAGAATTATTCCTGATACTACTTGGAAAGGTCAAAAAGTTGGAGAAACAGGTATGGGTGGTTTTGAATATGTATTGGAAAGATTAGATGATGAAAAAAGAGCTTTAGATTTAACTAAAGCAGCAGATAAAAGAAGATTAGCTGAAATTCAAGCTATGGAAAAAAGATTATTAAAGGGAAAAGATTTAGAGGGTTTAAAAATAAAAAGTCGAACAGGGCAAATTAAATCTATTGAACCAGGAAAAACTTTAAGTCCTAATTTAAAAGGAAAGTTTGGTTATGAAAAATTTACTATTGATGAAACAGGTAAAGTAGTTAAAGCTAGAAAGGGTGTAGATTTATCTCAAACAGTAGCTGCTCAACATTGGGATGATGTTCAAGAATTAGCTACTATTCCAAAGAAAAATATTAAACCTGGAACCCCTCAATTTGAAAAAGCTAAAAATGTTTATATGAATGCCTATCAAGATATTGGTAAAACAATTAATAATTTAAATTCAAGAGAGATAGGAACGATATGTAGAGCTATTAGAGCGCTCCCTGGATTTTCTTCAGGTGGAAGTGCAAAATGTATTACAAAAATTAATAAAGCACTTGCCCAACGTCCAGATGATTTAATCAAAGCTGTAGCAAAAATTTCTAAACCAAGTGGTAAACTAAAAGGTGTAGTTAACATGGCTAGAACCTTAGGAAAAGGTACTGGATGGTTTTTATTAGGAGAAGCTGCTTTTGCTGTGCCATGGGCTGCGGGTTCTTATGCTTTAGGGGCTAACAAGGATGAAATTATTTCTGATATTACCTATGGATTATTAGGTAAAGATAAAGAAGAACAATTAAAAGCTGCTGACCCTTTATATGGTTTGACTGAAAAAATTAGGCAAGATTATAGAGCTTATGAAGATACAGCGAGGAGAACTGATCAAGGTTTAGTGGGTACAAGAATGGGAGCTAAATCAGGAGCTTTGAAAAAAGCTACGCAATCTTTATATGAAAAACAAAAACCTTTTATAGATGAAGAAGGTAATTTTGATATGGAAGCATTTTTTGCACAAGAAGAGAAAGATAAAAAATCAGCTGAAGATTGGGAAAAAGAAAAAATTAAAAGAAAAGAAGAGAGAGGGTTATGGAATCCTCAATATGATGTGTTTACAGATGAGTTAATGGCTGCTGAAGGCGGAATAGCTAGAATCAGAAGACCCAATGCAATTCCACCTGAATCTGGGCCACAACCACAGGGCTTGGAAAATCTTAAATATTATGTTACAAACACTTAGGAGTATAAATGGCAGATATAGATAAAGGACTCCCTAATACACGAACACAGTTTAAACTTCCTAGTGAAGAAGAAATAGCTGAGGTTTCGGTACAAGAGGAAGTTACAGAAAAACAACCAGTAGAAGTTACACCTGAAGAAGACGGTGGAGCAACAATTGATTTTGAACCAGGTGCAATTAACATTCCTGGAACAGAAAATCATTTTGATAACCTAGCAGATATTTTACCTGAAGATGTTTTAGAGCCTATCGGAAATGAAATGGCTGGAAACTATCAGGATTATAAATCTTCTAGAAAAGAATGGGAGAAAACTTATAGAGATGGTTTAGATCTTTTAGGATTTAAATACGAACAAAGAACAGAACCATTTCAAGGAGCTAGTGGTGCAACTCACCCAGTACTAGCAGAAGCAGTTACGCAGTTCCAAGCACAAGCGTACAAAGAATTATTACCAGCAGATGGACCGGTTAGAACTCAAGTTATTGGTGTTCAAACTCCGGCAAACGATTTACAAGCACAAAGAGTAAAAGATTATATGAACTATCTTGTTATGGACAAGATGAAAGAATACGAACCAGAATTTGATTCGATGTTGTTTCATTTACCATTAGCAGGATCAACATTTAAAAAAGTTTATTATGATCTAACTATGGGAAGAGCGGTTTCTAAGTTCGTCCCTGCAGATGAATTAGTAGTTCCGTATACAGCTACCTCATTAGACGATGCGGAAGCTATTATTCATGTAATTAAAATTCC